AAAATAATTCCTTATAAACTTTTAAACTGTTCGAAAGATAGCGCATCAAATCTATTAAAAGGTTTATTTGATACAGATGGTTACGCTTCAATATCAGCTAAACGTAGAAATTCTAATGGCGCAAAGATTGGTTTTACGAGTACGTCTTATGAATTAATTAAACAAGTCAGAACTTTGCTTTTAATATTTGGAATAGATTCAACTACAAAAATTTCTTTTAAAGGTGGTGAGTCTAATTTTTCAGGAAAAAAATATATTTGCAATAAAGCTTGGACAATCTTATTAAGCACTTATGAAAATATAAAAATATTTAAGGATTCTATTGGTTTTTTAATAAATAGAAAACAAGAAAAATTAAATATAATTAATGCCGCAAAATATATTGATGGGCAATTTTCTAATACGATTCCTTTTATTGGAGAATATTTAATTTCAAAATATAATAAAAAATCAATTTGCAAAAAAAATAAAAATCAGCAGATCAAATTGCCATTTAGAAAAAAAACAAATCGGACTCTTGCTAAAAATCTAGCAAACTTTGTTGATTTAGAAACTTCAAACAAAATAAATAATTTATTAGATGAAAATCTATTTTTTGATTTTGTAAAAATAAAAGAAGAATCTCTTAATGAGACCGTAGATTTGCAAGTAGCAAATGAACATTGCTATATGTCAGATGGATTTATAAATCATAATTCATATACGTGTGGCATATTTGCAGCATTAGATGCGATATTTAATCAAGGTGTTGAGATAGGAATTTTGAGCCGCAGTTTTCGTCAGTCTAAAATGATATTTAAAAAGATTGAAGATATTGCTGCAAAACCAGAAGCTTATTTGTTAAAACAATGTATTACTCATGTATCTAAAAGTAACGATGAATGGGTGATGGAAATCGGTAAAAGCAGAATAAGAGCATTGCCATTAGGCGATGGTGAAAAGCTTCGTGGTTTTCGTTTTCATCGTATTATTATTGACGAGTTTTTATTGATGCCTGAACGTATTTATAATGAAGTTATTGTACCATTCTTGTCTGTTGTGCAAAACCCAACACAAAGAGAAGAGCTTTATAATCTTGAAACACAATTGATTGAAAAAGGCGAGATGAAAGAAGAAGATCGATATCAATGGCCTAATAATAAATTAATTGCATTATCTTCTGCGTCTTTTAAATTTGAATATTTATATAAGTTGTATGAGCAATATGAAAATTTAATTTTTAATCCTAAAACGAAAGACACTACTAAGCGTTGTGTAATGCAGTTTTCTTATGATTGTGCGCCGACACAATTATATGATCAAAATTTGATCAATCAAGCAAAAGCAACGATGAGTGAATCTCAATTTTTAAGAGAATTTGGAGCACAATTTACAGATGATAGTTCTGGTTATTTTAAAATTTCTAAAATGGCTCTTTGTACTATACCTGATGGTGAACAGCCGTCAATTGAAGTAGCGGGTCATGCAGAAGATGAATATATAGTTTCTGTTGACCCTTCTTGGTCAGAAACTGAATCTTCTGACGATTTCGCCATTCAAGTATTGAAGATAAATAGAGAAAAACAAATATCAACTCTTGTCCACTCTTATGCTTTATCTGGTTCATCATTAAAAGACCATATCAAATACTTTTTATATATACTTCAAAACTTTAACGTTGTTGCAATATGCATGGACTACAACGGTGGCGTTCAGTTTATGAATTCCTGTAATGAAAGCGAGCTTTTTAAAGATGCTAAAATTAATTTAAAGCCAATAACAACAGAATTCGAGCGCCCCGAAGAATATGCGCAAAATTTATTCTCTGCTAAAATGGAGTATAACAAATCAGAATATAAGTATGTATTTTTAAGAAAGCCGACTTCTTCTTGGATACGTTTAGCAAATGAGATGTTGCAAGCTAATTTTGATCATCGTCGTATTTTCTTCGGTAGCAGAGCTATTGATGACAATTTTAGAGCGCAAACTAAAAGAAGAATTGGTATTACTAATTTGAAGTTTTCAAATTCATTAGATTCAGAAAAAGAAAATGAAGAAGCTAAAATGATCGATTTTGTTGAGCATTTAACTGATATGATTTTGTTAACTAAAACAGAATGCGCACTAATACAAATTACTACTTCTGCTCAAGGTTTACAGAATTTTGATTTACCAGCAAACTTAAAACGTAAAACAGGTCCAGATAAACCTAGAAAAGATAGTTATTCAGCTTTAGTATTAGGTAATTGGTTAGCAAAAATTTATTTCGATATGGAAAACACTCAAGTCGATAATGTAATGGAAACTTTTGAACCGATATTTATTGGATAAAATTAATGTTAAAAAGTCACTTTTAAAGTTACAATGTGTAACTATTTATACCATGAGTCGTAAATATACAAAGAAGTCAGAATATTGGAGCAAATTTTCTAAAGGAACAGAAGATCAATCGGCTCCATTAGAAGATTTAATTAGAGATTATTCTGAACCTACTTTGGTTGGTGAGCCTTTTTATAATCATGATGCTAAAGCTTCTTACGAAAGATCACAAAATACAGATAATCCTACAGGTATTCGTCGTAACTTAGCTTATGTAGGGCCAAAAATTTATCGTTATGCCAATATTCGAGAAGGTTTATTACCCTTCGAGACTTCCATTAATGGTTATAATATTCGCGATGCAATTGAATTATGTCAGAAAGCTTATGCAAATGTAGCTATTTTTAGAAATGCTGTTGATATTATGTCTGAGTTTGCTAACGCTGAAATATATCTAGAAGGCGGAAGTCAAAAAGCAAGAGACTTTTTCACAAAATGGATGAAGTATATAAAGATTTGGGGAATTAAAGATCAATTTTTTCGTGAGTATTACAGAAGTGGTAATGTTTTCTTTTATAAAATAAATGCTAAGTTTGATATAAATGATTTTCAAAAGATTTTAGAATCTTATGCTACGTACGATGGTCAATCTTATACAACAGATGTTTCATTATTGCCTTATCCAAGTAATTATGACGTAAAAAATCAAATACCTGTTTCTTATACATTATTGAATCCATATTATGTTACTGTAAATAGAACAAGCTCATGGAAAGAGATGTTATATCAAAAGATTTTGTCTGAATATGAATTAGAAAGATTAAGGACTCCAAAGAATGATCATGATAAAATGATTTTTGATCAATTAGACGATCAAACAAAAGATAAAATCAAGAATGGTCAATGGGCGCGTGATGGTTTGAAGATTCAACTAGATCCAACAAATGTTATTGCTTCATTTTATAAAAAGCAGGATTACGAGCCATTTTCTATTCCATTTGGTTTTCCAGTTTTAGATGATATTAACTTTAAACTTGAAATGAAAAAAATTGATCAAGCTATTTGTAGAACGATTGAAAATGTTATTCTATTAATCACTTTAGGTACTGAACCAAGTAAGGGTGGCATTAATCATAAAAACATTAAAGCCATGCAAAGCTTATTAAATAATCAATCTGTTGGTCGTGTACTTGTTGCAGATTATACAACAAAAGCTGAGTTTGTTATTCCTGATATGAATAAAGTATTAGGATATGAAAAATATCGTATTGTTAATGAAGATATTAAAGAAGGTTTACAAAATATTTTAATTGGTTCTGAAAAGTTTGCTAATACTACTGTTAAGGCTCAAGTATTTTTCGAAAGATTAAAAGAATCAAGAAACGCTTTTATAAATGATTTTTTGCAACCAGAAATTGAAGCTATATTTAAGAATTTAGGATTTAAAGGTAAATGTCCTGTTGCGAGATTTGAAGAAGTTTCAATTAAAGATGAAACTCAATTTAATCGAGTTGTTACAAGAATGATGGAATTAGGAATATTGCCACCAGAAGAAGGTATTAAGGTTATTGAAACTGGTATTTATCCTACTTCTGAAGAATTAGCAGCTGCTCAACAAAAATTTGTTCAACAAAGAGAACAAGGTTACTACAATCCTATTGTTGGCGGCGTTCCAATGATACCACCTCCAATTCCTGGCATGTCAACTGGTCCAGCTCCAATTAAGAATCAAACACCCAATACAGCCGGTCGTCCAAAGGGTACTGCTAAAGCTGCTGTCTTTGCCAAAAATGCTATTGCAAAAGTCATGGATGAATCAAAAACACTTAACGGTCTAATTGAAGCGGGGCTAAAAAAGAAATATAATAAGAAATCATTAAGTGCAGAACAGAAAAAATTAGCAACAGGTATTACCGAAGCAATTATTACTGGAACTGAATTCAAAGATTGGCCTAAAACTGCATCTTCTGTATTAAATGATCCTACTGCATTAGATAAACTAGGAATACTAAATTCTATTCAAGAAATGGCTGCCGAGCATCAATTAGATACGTATTCAGCAAGCTTATTATATCACAGCACTAAGTTTTCTGTGTAATATTATACTATATGTCAAGCGATCTTTATCGTTATAAAACTAAATTTGATAACATTGTTACAGCTTCATTGAATTTTGATCAAAATCCATTGTTGTCTGTTGCTTCGTTAGATGGTTTAAGAAGTTTAATTCCTAATAGTGTTAACTTAGATAAGAATATTGATCTTGTTGGCGCTGCGTTTAACGCTGCTGTAGTAAATCGTTTTAATAAAAACGGCGATGGTATTAATACCGATACAGCAATTGCTTTTAAGAAATATTTTATCCATAAACCTACAAATATCGAACATAAGAAAACAAGAGTTGTTGGTCATATTGTTAATTCTGCTTTTTCATCTTATGGTGATAATCAATTATTATTTGAAGACGATGTTAAAGGAAAGTTAGATCCATTCAATATTGCTTTAGCTGCTGTTGTTTATAAAACAGTTGACCGTGATTTTGCTGATGCATTAGTTAATTCTAATAATCCTGATTCTCCATTATACCAAAAGATTAGTGCAAGTTGGGAAATTGGTTTTAATGAATATGCAATTGCAATTGGTAGCATGGATTTAAAAAATGCTGAAATAATTACTAAACAAAATCAAATAGAAGAATTTAAGAAATTCTTAAAAGGTTTCGACGGTCCCGGTACTTTAAATGATGGTACTCCAGTTTACAGATTAGTAACTGGCAGAATTTATCCATTAGGCATTGGATTTACTACGAATCCAGCTGCTGATGTTCAAGGTGTTATTATCGATAATGAAGAAGAAAATGAAGTTGAAGAAGATACTGAAGCAGAAGTTTTAGAAATAGCTGAATCAATTGAAATCGATACACCTAAAAAAGTAATAGTAGATAATTTTTCACAAAATCAAAATAATACTGTAAATATTACCAAAAATAAAGTTATGGATTTAGACCAAATATTATCCGCGCTAAAAACAGTTCTCGCTGAAA